TAATGCAATAAGTTGTGGAGATGTGTATAAGAAGGGAATTCTATCAAGTGATGACTCTAGAATACAAGCAGAAGAAGGAGAATACTACGATGTGTTCAAAACGTCTATAGACGATGATGGAATTTATTTATCCGAGGATTATCACGTATGCCAGACGTTGCGAGGATTGGGTTATAACATAATAGTAGATCCAAGAATTAAAACAAGACATAACGGCAATCACGTATTCCTAAGTCATTGATATGAACTCGTTGTTAGAACGCAATGGTTATGTTATAGAAAGAAATTTTCTTAATAACGACACTACATCAATATTAAATCTATATTCATTTAAATCTGTACGAGATCAGATATCAGTTCCAGGGGATCCTCATGATGAAGTAGAGCATGTAAATTCGTGGAATCTAAATAGTCACGCGGCTTTTGATTCTATATTATTTTCATCTACGGAAAAAATGATACAAAAGTGTGAGGTTGAGTTGATGCCCACATACTACTATGCTAGAATTTATCTAAGGAATGCCGATATGAACGGACACAGGGACAGAATTTCATGTCAGTTTTCAGCTAGTATCAACCTAGGACAATCTCATAACTATCCAATCTATATAGAAAATAAAAAAACCGGTACGTATACAGAAGTAGATTTACAACCCGGAGATGCTCTAATATACAAGGGAATAGAACAAAGACATTATAGAAAAATATTCACCGGTAATTGGTATTCTCAATTGTTTCTTCACTGGGTAGATTCTTCACAAACGGAATGGTTTTATGATAAAGGAGACAAGCCTTCTGATCATGAGAAAAAATTTACAGATAGTTGGAAATCTATTTTATACTAAAGTTCCTGAAAGTATGATATTTATATTAGACACCATAGCTTAAAAAATGAACCAATTTATACAAGAGATAATCAAACCTTTACTAAAAGAAGATGAGCAGATCACTAATGTGATAGGAGTGTATGCGGGCAGATTTCAACCGTTTGGTAAACATCATCTAGCCACGTACAAATGGTTATCTAAACAATTCAAAGATTCATACATAGCTACATCGGACAAGTCTGGCTCTGCAAAACATCCATTATCATTTAGGGAAAAGAAAAAACATATGATAAAAATGGGTATACCTGCAAACAAAATAGTGAAAGAAAAAAGTCCATATATAGCTAATAATATTTTAAAAAAATATGATCCCAAAACAACAGCTGTGGTTTATATATTTGGACAAAAAGATGCTGGCAGATTAATGTCGGGAAAATATTTTAGAGATTATAAGAAAGAAAAGAGCAATCTACAGGGCTACCCAGAACAAGGTTATATATTGGTAGCGCCTCACGTATCAGTAAAGGTGGGTGGTAAAGAATTGAGTGGAACGGCTATTAGAAATATGCTTGGTTCTACGTCTATGGAAGATAGTAAGAAAAGAAAACTATTCAAACAACTATTTGGATACTACGATGACAAAGCGATGGAATTATTTACAAAAAGATTTGTTAATGAGTCTTTAATGGAATTGGGTATGACTAGTGGATATCCTGATCAGAAAGAACTTGATGATTATATGAAAAAGGTTGATAAGAATAGAAGCAAAACTGATTCCAATAAAGAATATGTATTTGAACCCGTCAATGAAGGCGTTGATACTGACGAAGTAGCAGGGTTCATGGTATATCATTTAGACAAGACTGGAAAGAAGGAATATTTGTTGCTGAGGGATAGTACATATTGGGGACCACCAAAGGGACACTTACGAAAAGGAGAAACTCCGCTACAGGGAGCAACCAGGGAAACTTATGAAGAGACTGGTATAACAGTTTCCAATACTATTAAAAATTTTGAGTTTATCTATACCGTAAACTTTGGTACATCTAAGCAAAAAGATATCACAATCTACTTGGGTAAGACAAATAGCAAGAATGTTGAGTTGTCGCATGAGCATAGTGAATATGTGTGGGTAGATCGAGATCAAGCAATATCAATGATGAATCAAGAAAACGCAGTTGATATGTTTAATTCTATAGAATCATTGGATATGAACGAATCTATCTCGGTACCAATAGAGGTAGGAGATACTGTCTTGGGAGGTAGGTTTAAGAATAAACCAATTGTTGTTAAGGATATAGGAAAGAATGAAAAAGGTGATATTACAATTAACGGAAGACCTCTTCTAAAGTATAGAATAGTATCAAAGTCAGATATAGAAGAATTTGTAATCAAAACAAATATTATTGAATCTTCAGTTACGTCAAATACAGCTGGGGGTTTTGTAGATGATGGACCAAGATATTGGTATGGAAATCAAAATACATATCGGAAATCAGCTGAGCGAGAAGCTGCTAAGCTGGGATACAGGGTAGTAAATTATATAGTACCTGATATGGAATTTGAAGAACACGATACCTACTATCCAAACGGACCTACCGGAGCAGTTACATACTTCCCTGCGGGTTTGGTTGGAGCCAACGCTGGTACCAATATACTAGCTGATCTAAAAGGTAAGCCGGCATTTGATAAGTGGTTGCAAAACATTAACAGAAGTATAGTAAGACTGGGATGGAATCTTGTAGATTTTATTTCGGCTGATGATTCAATTAAACAATCTTCCAAGGAACCAATCAAATCAACAAATCCAAGAGTTGACCAACCTGACCCAACGGAACCAAAAGATGAAAAGGACCAACACAACAAGATGAGTGTAGTAGAAGAACAATTATTTACTAAGAAATGGTGGAAAGACATTCTTACCGAGGGAGGTGCATATGGACACATGGCACATCCTTTTGATGATATGGATCTCACTTTTGGAGACCTAAGAGCTATTATTGAAAATGGATTACAAGGAACTCTTGACCGAGAAGATAATGTAACGGAAAAGCTAGATGGTCAAAACTTAATGATAAGTTGGAAAAATGGTAAGTTGATAGCTGCAAGGAACAAAGGACATTTGAAAAATGCAGGTAAAACAGCACCAGACGTCAAAGGCATTCAGACAATGTTCAAAGGTAGAGGAGATATAGAGAATGCATTTGTATTTGCCATGAAGGATCTCCAAAAGGCTATAGGGAAATTGTCAGAAAAACAAAGAACCAAGATATTTCAAAATGGTAGTTCTTTTATGAATCTTGAAGTAATGTGGCCCAAATCAGCAAATGTTGTAAATTACGACAAGGCTGAAATAGTTTTTCATGGAGCACTGAGGTATAATGATGCTGGTAGTCCTACAGGAAATGTACCGGATAGTGCAAGAGCATTGGAGGGTATGATACGTCAAGTTAATCAAAACGTACAAAAACATTATAAGATATCCAAGCCTAATTTTCTCAAGGTTCCAAAGAGTCAAAATTTTGGAAAGAGACAATCATACTACAACTCCAAGGTATCTAAGCTGCAAACCAAGTATTCTCTAAAGGATGCAGATACGTTAGCTCTGTATCATCAACGTTATTGGGAAACATTTATACAACAAGCAGAAAAGAAGTATTCTTCACGTTTAAATGATATGACATTTAGAGGTCTAGTTCGGAGATGGGCTTTTGGTGATAAGTCATTTAAGATACCGGATATCAAAAAGGCACTTAGTGATAGTCCAGAATTTTTAAATTGGGCACTAGGATTTGATAAAAACGATCATGCCGCTACAATAAAAAGTAATATGAAACCATTTGAGATGTTATTCTTTCAACTTGGAGCAGAAATATTAAAAAATATAAAAGGATTTACAGCAGCAAATCCATCAGCTTCTGTTCAAAGAATGCAAAAGGGATTAGATAAAGCTATAAAGGACATCCAAAAGGGAGATGACGTCAAGAAGATAAAATTAGTAAAAAATCAATTGGAAAAGTTATCCGCTATAGGTGGACCAGAAGCAATTGTACCATCAGAAGGTCTAGTCTTTAAGTATAAAGGCAAAGTGTATAAGTTTACCGGAGCATTTGCACCCGTGAACCAAATACTCGGAGCACTTAAATTTAGTCGATAATTATATAACTATATATGTATACAGGAAGCAGTTATGTCAGTAGAAAAAGTACAAAATAAAATAAATCAACTTTTTAAACCCAAAGTCCAAGTTGGGTACAAAACACCTTCAGTAAGTCAACGAAAGGAAGGTGAAGAATGGACCGATGCTAGAGGACGAACGTGGAAGATAGAAAACAATCAAAGAAAACAAATTACCAAAATTCCACCTCGAGGTTTTGATAAGTGTCTAGATTGCGACAAACTCATTCTAAAGAAAATAGATCAGGATACCTGGAATAGAATGGCGAGATGCTACTACTGCCAGATTAATTTTGAAGCTCACTTAAAAACTATAAACAAATGGGGCGATTGGGTAAACGAGCAAGAACAAGCTAGGTGGAAATCCGTGACAGAAGAACTAACGGATGCACTAAGAGGTGAAAGTGAAAGGTTACCTGATTTTGATCCCACAATAGCAAACGCAATAACTAACGAACATAAGAACGGAGCTAAGTAATGAAAATTTTTACAAAACTTGTAGCTATATTGGCTGGAATAGCAGGAATAGTGGGTATAGTTTTGGGTTCACAGAAAAAATCTCAAGAAGTCAAAGAATTAAAAAAAGTTATAAAGAATTCTAAAAAAGAAGAGGCTAAAGTAGAAAAAGAGATAGTAAGTTTAGAGCAGGATAAAGCCACTAACAAAAAAGAAATCACAAAACTCAAGAGAAGATTAACAGTAGCTAAGAAAAAAACTGTTAAGATGGAAGAAGCCTATGAGGCAGACGATATAGAATCAGCAGAAGATTTTTTAAAAAAGTTTTCTAAAAAGAAATGAGAATGGATATGAAAATATTAAAATATTTGTTAATAACCGGTTTAATATTGTCAGTGACAGATGGACAAACCATTAAAAAAGATGGCAAGGAAGTAGCATCATTTACACAGTCTGAAGCACTTGAAATGTTGAAAGCACGTGATGCTCAATGGAAAGGTAAGTTGGCAAAAGCTGACTCGTTGATAGCATCTAAGAACGTTGTGATCAACGAGTGTGAGAGTCTAGTGGCAGAAATAGAAAAAAATGCTAACGTCGAGTTTGTTCTATCTGAGGCCAAAAGTAGACAAATTAAAATATTAAAAACACGAGATAAAGCAAATGAAGAGATGATAAAGGCTCTTCAACCTAAATGGTATGAAAATCAATACTTGTGGTTAGTAATAGGAGTTATTCTAGGTAAGATCTGATGAGTGACATTAAGCAAGCCATCCGTAGAGAGTACCTCAAGTCATCTGATGATCCCGTTCACTTTTTACGTAAATATGCAACTATACAACATCCTCAAAAGGGTAAGATTAAATTTGATCTATATGATTTCCAAGAGAGATCACTTCAGGATCTAAGACAGCATGACTATAATATAGTTTTAAAATCTAGACAGCTTGGAATCAGTACATTATCTGCAGGTTATGCTCTATGGACGATGTTATTCTTTCAAGATAAAAACATATTAGTGATTGCTAAGGATAAAGACTCTGCTAAGAATCTCGTTACTAAAGTGAGAGTGATGTATAAAAATTTACCCACTTGGTTAAAGACTACAGTGGAAGAGGACAATAAGTTATCATTTAGATTGGGCAATGGCTCACAGATAAAAGCTGTTGCTGCTACACCAGAAGCTGGTCGATCAGAAGCATTATCTCTGTTGATACTTGATGAGGCAGCATTTATTGATACAATTGAGAGTATATGGACAGCTGCACAACAGACGCTTGCTACGGGTGGAAGATGTATAGTGTTATCGACACCAAACGGTGTTGGAAATTGGTTTCATAAAATGTGGGTTGATGCTATAGAAGGCACAAATGGATTTTCTTTTATAGAATTACCTTGGCAAGTTCATCCCGATAGGGACCAAACGTGGAGAGATGAGCAAGATAAAATTTTAGGTCCAACAAAGGCATCTCAAGAATGCGACGCTGACTTTTTAAGTTCAGGTAATTCAGTAGTAGATGCACAGATACTTCAATGGTATAAGGAAACAACAGTTGCTGAGCCAGTAGAACAGGGTGGTGTAGATAAAAATCTTTGGATATGGTCTTATCCAGACTATACAAAGGAATATATAGTTGTTGCTGATGTAGCACGTGGAGATGGAACGGATTATTCAGCCACGCAGGTATTTGAAGTAGATACGATGGATCAAGTAGCTGAATATAAAGGTCAACTAGGAACTACAGATTTTGGTAACTTTTTAATTGAACTTTCGACTAAATATAATGACGCGTTGCTTGTGATAGAGAATAACAATGTGGGATGGGCAACAATACAAACAGTAATAGATCGAGGTTATAAAAACCTTTTCTATCAATCTAAAGATCTACAGTACATTGACGTTGAACAACATACCACCAACAGATATAGATCCGAAGATAAAAATCTTATACCCGGGTTTGGAACTTCCGCTAAGACAAGACCGTTAGTAATAGCTAAAATGGAAGAATATACAAGAGAAAAATTAGTAAAATTAAAATCAACACGTTTAGTAGAAGAACTTTTTGTATTTATATACAAGAACAACAAACCTCAAGCCATGCAGGGATATAACGACGATTTAGTAATGTCGTATAGCATAGCATTGTGGATAAGGGATACAGCTCTTAGATTAAAATCAGAAAAAGATGCTTTACAAAAAGCTACAATGAATTCTATCTTAAATTCAAATCAAGGGCATGATGCTGGATTTAGTAATAGAACATCTCCTGCGGGAAAGGAAAATCCATGGGAGCAAAATATAAAGGGACAAAAAGAAAGTCTCGATTGGTTATTATAAATAGGATATTAAATGGCACAAGAAAAAGAAAACATTTTACAACGACTAGGAAATTTACTACAAAGTAATATAGTTATACGAAAAACTGGTGATAATCGACTAGTTGTAAAAGATTTAGACTTTAATCAGAGTGGATTACTTAGCAATTTTGTGGATCGATATAGCAAGATTATGGGGGGCAGTGGTTTTGGTTCACAATATTCCGCAATGCAAAATAGCAGGAATGCATATGAAGTAGCCCGAACAGAATTATTCAGAGAATATGAGCTTATGGATTCCGATCCTATAATCAGTAGTGCTTTGGATATCTACTGCGATGAATCTACAATTGATAATATTAATGGTGAGATACTAACCATCCAAACAGACAATAGTAAACTCCATTCAGTGCTTCATAATTTATTCTATGATATATTGAACATAGAGTTTAATTTATGGTCGTGGATGAGAAATTTAGTAAAGTATGGAGATTTTTTCCTATTAATGGATATAATGGATAAGTATGGTGTAGTGAATGTTAAGCCATTATCACCTTATGAAGTGAGAAGGTTGGAAGATCACGATCCAGAAAGTCCTAAAAAAATTAACTTTGAAATAACTGGAGATGAATCTTCTAGAAGACCTAATTCAGCTAAACCTAAAATGTATGAGAATTATGAAATAGCTCATTTTAGATTACTCAGTGATAGTAATTTTTTACCATATGGTAAATCTATGTTGGAGGGAGGTAGAAGAGTTTGGAAACAATTGTCTCTTATGGAAGATGCTATGTTAATTCATAGGATTATGAGAGCACCTGAAAAGAGGGTATTCAAATTAGATATTGGTAACATACCACCCAATGAAGTTGATAATTTCATGCAAAAGATTATTAACAAAATGAAAAAAATACCCGTCATAGATCAAAATACAGGTGAATATAATTTAAGATATAACATGGAGTCCGTAACTGAAGATTACTTTTTGCCAGTCAGAGGAGGGGATTCAGGTACAGAAATAGAAACTCTACCAGGTTTATCTAATGATGCAGCTATAGATGATATAGAATATTTAAAAAATAAATTAATGGCATCATTAAAAGTTCCAAAGGCTTTTCTTGGTTATGATGAGAGTATAGGTAGTAAGGCTACTCTAGCAGCAGAAGATGTTAGATTTGCACGTACTATAGAGAGGTTACAAAAGATAGTAGTCTCTGAACTTTCTAAGATTGCAATAGTACATTTGTATGCTCAGGGTTTTGAAGATGCTGAATTACTAGACTTTAATCTCGAACTACAGAATCCTTCTATGATTCATGAACAAGAAAAGTTAGAATTAATGGAAAGACAAATACAGATAGCTCAAGCAGCAATGGACAATAAACTATTTAGTCGTGATTGGGTTTATGATAATATATTTGATATGAATCAACAAGACAAATCTGATATTTTTGAAGGCGTTATAAACGATCAAAAACAAGCATTTAGAATGGATCAAATAGAAGCTGAGGGTAATGATCCTGCAGAAACTGGAGCTGCTGCTGAAGATATGGAAGAAGAAACCGGAGAATGGGGCGGATCTGAAAAAGGTCCTAGATACGATACCGGTGATAATAGAGGTAGATCATCAGCACAAGATCTCAAGGATGCAACCAAGTATGAACGACAAAGTATGGGAGCTAGAGAGTTTAAAGGGGGCTCGCCTCTTGCTATGAGCAAAGGTGCTACAGCAGTTAAGTCTGAAGGCTTACTGCAACAGTTGAAGGAAAAGTTTAAAACATCAACTAGTTCACAGGGTTTGCTGAACGAACAAATTCTTTTAGAGGATGAAAACGATGTTTGATTACTACTTATATATGAAATACTGTATACACAGCAACTGGGGACTTATACATGAAATCTAAAAAAGTCAAGCACAATAAGCTAAAAAACACAGGATTACTCTTTGAGTTCCTGGTCAGACAAATTACTGCGGATGTGCTCAACAAGACTTCCAAGAGTCCGGCTTTATCCATTACCAAAAACTATTTTAACGCTAAGACTGAAGTTAGTAAAGAACGAACACTATACAACATGATAGTTAATCAAAAATATAAGACGGATAAGCAGGCTCAATTTTTTATCAATGAAGTAAGCACTTCATTCAAACAACTTAATCGAAGTAAACTCCGAAAGGAAAAGTATCAGTTAGTTAAAGATATACAGAAGAATTACAATTTACAAGAGTTCTTATCTTCAAGTATACCTAACTATAAAAGTTACGCATCAGCTTATAAACTATTTGAATATGGCGATGAGTTGAATCCTGAAGAAAAAACAGAAACTCATTTCAATTTAGTTGAAAATATAACATCAGCTCCTGAAGTAAATTTAAACGACTCGGTTGGTAAAAAGCTACAATCTAGTGACGAGCTTAGAGTATTGACATATAAGATATTGTTAGAAAGATTCAATGCTAAATATCAATATCTCAATGGTAAGCAAAAGCACCTACTCAAAGAATATATTAATAACGTATCGAATACAAATTCACTAAAAGAATTTATAAACGGTTGTGTTAGTGATTTAAAAAAATCATTAAACGAACATATTTCAAAGGTAGGTCACAAAATAACAAAAATCAAGCTACAAGAAGCTGTAAATAGTATAGATAAATTTTGTGGACCAAATGAGGGTAAGTTGGTAGCTGATAGTTCTGTTTTACAAGTAATGCGATATTATGAATTAGAAAAGGAACTGATACGACGTGACAGAGGCGCAAAAAGAAAAAGTTAAAGACCTCATACGAGGCTATCTACAACCTGAACTGGAAGAGATATCAACTACTGCTGATGTTCCTGGCTACAGCACTCCATATGCTTTTAGTAAAAGCAAGTCGGATAAAAAGAAAAAATTAAAGCCATATCTAAAGGCTACGGGATATAAATTAGCTGAAGATTTGGATAACCAAGATTTAAAACAGGTGCGAGACATGATCCGAAAGGAAGTAGCATCAATACTTAGAGACATATGGATTAAACGTGCCATATGGGCTAAATAGGAGAACATAATGGCAAACTATGGAGTAGGAGGCGAAAGCGTAGATGATCCAACAAAATCATATCCAACACCCACGCCAGTAAAATCATTTGGTCAGGCCAAGGCTGTACCAGTAACCAAAATAGCTGAAAGAGCATCTCATGTAATAGTTAATACTAGCGGTTCATTTAACTTTTTATACGAGACTACATGTTCTGAAGGTTCGTTGAGTGGAGGAGTAGAGGGTGGTGGAGAAACTTACGTGCCAGCAATAACAGTACATGGGGATGCGGAACCAATTAGATTAGATATTAATCCAGTAGCTTGGAGTGGTAGTCGTCGCGATGGAG